GCCGAATCAGTTGGGAGAATTACAACGGTACTATAAATTCCCACCGTGTAACAGATGCCTTCGGGGATGTACTAAAAACCGCCTGCAATGGAACCGGAGATGCCCCTTCTCAAGACCCTGATGGCGGAAGTGGAAACTGTATCGAGGCGAGTTCCATTCAGTCAAATTGCTCGCCTAACAACCCCTTACTTATCTTCGATGGTCATAGAATCTGGCTTACAACAGGAAGTAAGACCATAACCTATAAAGTCCAGACCACCTATGCGGGAATCAGTGCGGGGAATCTAAAGCTGACTGCCAGATATATCTCCGAGGATTCCCCCCTTGCGATGAGTGAGGAAACAAATGCTCCTGCGATAAACCAGCGTGGAAATGCAGCAGATTGGACCCAGACCCTTGCTGTTACGCTTAATCCTAATGTAGATTCATGGGTAGATTTTAAAATGGAGTTGATGGAGTATGAAGCCAATAATGAAGTCTATGTCTGGCCTACTCCGGTGATTAGCTAATGGCGACTGACAAGACAGGAACATGGAGTATAGGCGAAAGCGTTCTATGGTACACGCCGACATCAAACCTCGACCCGACATGGAGTCTGGGGGAGAGTATCATTCTGGATGAGTATGTGGCGGTGGGCGGTCTTTCAATTCCAGTTGCGATGGCAAATTATAGACAATTAAGGAGTTAAACTATGGACGGATGGCTGAAACAATCAACGGCATTAAGTATGAGAATTGGGCCTTTTCTTGATGAAACTGATGGTAAGACAGCTGAGACAGGACTTACAATCTCCCAAGCAGATGTTAGACTAAGCAAAGCCGGGGGAGATTTCGCTCAAAAGAACGACTCTGATGCTTGCACTCATGATGAGATAGGTTATTACATCTGCCCTCTCAACACCACAGATACAGGAACTCTCGGAATGCTCAAACTTGCTGTTCATGAAGCGGGGGCGCTTCCTGTCTGGCATACATTTATGGTAGTCCCTACCAATGTCTGGGATTCGCTCTTTGGCGCAGACAAACTCCAGGTTCATGCTGACGAGATTACGGCGGGCTTAATTACGGCAACAGCAATAGCGGACAATGCCTTGACTGCTGCTAAGATTGCCGCCGACGCTATTGCTAATGTTAAAATAGCTGACGGAGCTATAACAGCAGCCAAAATAGCAAGTGATGCCATAGCTACAGCCAAAATTGCCGATGGTGCTCTTACAGCTGCTAAATTTGCAGCTGCATCCCTCAACGGCAAAGGCGATTGGAATGTGGGTAAGACTGACTACTCACTCACAGCAACTACAGGTCTTGGTAACCAAACAGCAAATATCACCGGTAATATGTCTGGAAGTGTTGGAAGTATAGGTACTGGAGGAATAGCAGCAGCTTCATTTGCCTCCGGTGCCATTGACGCCACAGCATTTGCTCAAGGTGCTGCTGATAAAGTTTGGGCAACTGCCGCAAGATCACTTACAGACAAAGCAGACTTTGCCCTCTCGAGCGCCTCAAGAGACGCCATCTGGGATCAAGCAAGTGCTCTCACACTAAGTTTTGAGGCTCTGCTTACAAGAGCTTATCAAATGATAAACAACAAGATGAACGTGACTGAAGCCAACGGAAATGTTGCTCTCAGAAACATTGGAGATACTGGAAATATCGCAACAGGTAACGTGGCAAGCTCAAGCGGCACAACAACAAGAGCAGAACTCACTTGGGCATAAGGAGGAGATATGAATTTTGTAGAACTTCACTCAAAGTTTAAAGACGACGACTCTCCAAGTGTAGAAGGTCAAGTAAGGTGGCTTCAAAAACAAGGGTTTGCTCAGCATCAAATAGAGCAAGCTATGATCTCTGTTTATATGGAGATTGAGAGAAATGAAGCTAACTTCAAAAATGGATTCGAGCTCGATCAATACTTGCTTGAGAAAGCCAAACTCGTAAGAACTGAAGAACTCACAACCCAAATTGCCAAAATGGAAGAGTTCGTAGCTAACCTCAAAAAGAAATGGGACGAAGATAGACTGAAAACCGAGGTTAAACTTCCTTGGTATAAGAGGATCTTCAAATGAACTATCTCCCCTTCTGTGGCTATTGGTTCTATGGAGCAATTACTGGAGCTGAGAGAGCTTCTTTCTTCTGTTCCTGGGGGCTACTAGCAGTTGCTCCTTTAGTTGGTCTGTTAATAACTAACATAGTTCAATATTACAGGAGGCTCCGAGATTGAATTATCTACCTTTTGCAGGAAGTTGGTTTTATGGAGCTCTCAGTGCAGCTGAAATGGCGGCTTATTATAGCTCTTATGGCTTACTAAGCTCCGCTCCATCTCTTATTCTTGCTATAGGAGGCTCTATGTTTATGTCTCCACATACCAATATGCAAATGTAAAGGAGGTAACTATGGCTAATGATTTTGCGAGCAATCCAATAGTTCTCGACACATTTTCCTCAGCTATCGACGTAGGAAACTCTATGTTTAGCGACTCCAACGCAAGGTTTAAGCTAAACTCAATCGAGTGGCAGACTCCTGAAAACACATCTCACACAGCTGTTATAACTGATGGAGGAAGTAAGAGCATATTTTCCGAAAGATGCACAACTCAGTATCAGTCAATTATTAAATACTTCCACGGTCATTGGGTTAGTGGAATTAAAATAGGAGCTACCGCTGTTGGATCAGGTAAAATAATTATAACCTTGTGTTGAGGTAACTTATGCCTTACCCTAGACGTAAAAGCTTTCAAAAATGGAAAGAATGCCCTCGGTGTGGCTTTCATTGGCCATCTAATCAGCTCTACCGAGAATATACTGGATCTAGAGTCTGCCCCGAGTGTTTAGATGAAGAAGGTTATTCTGAACATAAAAAGAGAGTTACTCTTAGAACTGAAGAACTAAGCACCGAAGAAAGGATAGAACCTATAATTTAATCCATATATGTATTCAAAGGATCAATTTGATATTCTGAATACAAAACCATCCACGAATGGAGCTTCTTATGAACTTGGGACAAATAGACGACGAACTTGTGGCTCTTCTAGGAAATCGAACTGATTTAACCTCAAGCAGAAGATACCTCTGGATAAATAATGCTCAAAAGGAACTAGCTTATGCTTTTCCTTACTTCCAAAATGCAGATAAAGCTACCGCAACTATGGTAGTAGCTCAATCCGAATATGCTTTACCTGATAATTGTGTGGCTATTTACAGCTTAAGAGACACAACTCTCAAACGTAAAATTTCAAGGTCAAGCTTCAGAAAATTTGATAATATAGATGCTCTTCAATCAGGAGATCCTACTCATTATATTAGATTTCAAGACCACTTTGAATTAACTCCTGTTCCTTCTAGAACCAATGGTATGTTGCTTAGATATGGTAAAACTATCTTAGACATGACTAATACCTCAGATACTCCTACTCTCCCTGATCCTTGGCATGAAGTAATATTACTCGGAGCTGAATTTCGAGGATTGAAAGCTCTCAAACAATTTGATCAGATGGCTGTAATAAAAAATGAGTATCTTCAACTACTACGTTCAAGAGAGCCTGAATGGGAACAGGAAGAGTCTGATGAAGAATGGGGAATAGAGGTAATTAAATGAGTTGGACTAGTTGGAGTAAATTAGATACTAACTGGTACTTAACTAAAGGCTGGTTCAAAGATGCTTTTATGTCTACTGGGTGGTTTAAGTCGATTATAACTTGGTCAATTCAGAGTAAGCCTTCAACTACGTGGAGTTAATTATGGGAACTCAAGGATACTATTTATATAGACCCAGCTACGGAGCCTTAGGGTTAACTGAATATAATAAATTCGATGCTGGGTTGTTAGCAGCTGATAATAAAATTAAAGAATCCTATGACTTGATTATGGCTTTATCTGGAGGAGGTGGAGGAGGCGGTGGAGGAGAAGCTTCAACGTTTTTAGATCTTGCTGATACTCCTTCGTCTTACTCTGGACAATCTCTTAAAGTATTAAGAGTCAACTTTGCTGCTGACGCATTAGAATTTCATGACGTATCTGTTAATGTCTCTTCTGTTTTTGGAAGAACAGGTACTGTGGTAGCTGCTACTAATGACTATACATGGGCTCAGATTAATAAAACTACTTCTAACATTGCGGATATAACCACAAGGCCGCATAGCTCTTTAACTGGAATCGGTGAAAGTAGCCACACTATAATAGACGGCCATATTTCCTCAGTTGCTAACCCTCATTCAACGACCTTCCTAAAACTTACCGATACTCCTTCATCCTATTCGGGGCACGCTCTTAAGGTTGTAAGAGTAAATGCTGATGCTGACAGTATGGAGTTTGCCACCGTTTCGGTTTCTCCTGGTGGTTCTGATACTCAAGTTCAATTTAACGATAGTGGAGTATTTAACGGGGATATGCACTTTACATTTACCAAGGCCACCGATACCCTTACGGTTGATAAAGTGAGAGCTACTGGCCTGGTTGGTATTCGTGAGGTGGCGGATATAGCAACCTATTATAGCAATTTCACTGGGCCTACTGAACAGATGGGAGATATAAACTATGTTCTTCCATCTTCTCTTGGCTCAAAAGCCTATATGCTTGCCATAAAAAAGAATGAAAGCAATTATGGAGTAATGTCATGGCATCCGCTCCCAAGTTCTCATGGAAGCGTAAGGGCAGCTACAACAGAAAATTTAGGCAGCCTTTATGGTTTACTAACTATAGATGGGATTTCTCTTGTTGAGGGAGAAAGAGTTCTTGTTAAAAATCAGACAACGGCTTCTTTAAATGGAATATGGATAGTTTATAATGATCCATGGATAAGAGCCTGGGATTTCAACCAATGGGATGAAATTGTCGGTACTCTGGTTATTGTTGAAGAAGGCTCAACCCAAGGAGATACAGCTTGGCTTTGTACGTCTAATCAGGGTGGGACTTTGGGTAGCACTCCCATTAGTTTTTCTCAATTCGGAGCTCCAGGTGGAGCAGCAAGTACGTTCTTAGATTTAAGCGATACACCTTCTGGTTATGGTGGAAGTAGTTTAAGGCTCGTCAGAGTTAACTCTGGCGAATCTGCGCTTGAATTTTCTACCGTTGATTCAGCATTATCTGGTTGGATCGGATCAACAAGCATAACAACCCTTGGGACAATAGGAACAGGGACATGGGATGCTACTCCAATCACTTGGGCTAAAGTTAGTAAAACAAGTTCCAGTCTTGCGGACTTAGCCACAAAAACATTTTTGCAGCTTTCTGATACTCCAGCTTCTTATGCTGGTCAAGCATTAAAAACACCGAGGGTTAATTCAGGGGAAACAGCCCTTGAATTTGCTTCCATAGGTGTTCCTGGAGGTTCAAATACCCATGTCCAGTTTAACGATAGCGGAATTTTTGGGGGAGATGCAGATTTAACTTGGAATAAAGCAACCGATACTTTCTATGCTAAAGTCTTACAAATTAAAGACCCTTGGGCCGATATTCGATCCTATGGTGCAGATGGTACTGCAGTAAATGATTCAGCAGCTTTAACTTCAGCATTAGCCGCAAGTAAAAATGTTTATGTCCCTCCTGGAACCTGGTTAATAAATGCTACTAAAACAATAAGAACAGGTACTCATCTTTTTGGTGTACCAGGACAATCTATCCTGAAAGCTGCTTCTACCCTATCCAATAGTGCATCGATGTTGGTAAATGAGACCCCTGACACTTTCACCGATGTAGATATTACTATAGAGGGAATTACTTTTGATGGGAATAGCAGCGTTCTAACAGACAGATCAGCTTCCTTATTAGATTTCAATAAAGTTACTAATCTTAGAATTAATCTTTGCACATTTCAAAATGACTCCTACATTGGATTAAATTTTGGTGGTTGTAGGAAGTCAAGTGTAATGAACTCATACTTTACAAACATTGTAAAACCTTCTGGAACTCCTACTGGTCCAAGATTCCACTCATACTCAACAACTAATTGTGAAGATATAAGTTTAATAAATAATATTTTCCATTCTATGGATTCAATTAATTTCTCTCCTATAAGGGGTAGAGTAATTGGTAACCATTTTAGTTCTATGAGAGAAAGCGCTATTTTTATGAGTGCTGGTACTGCTGGTGCCCCCAGAGATGTCTCCATAATTGGTAATGTTATTGATACTACAACGGCTGTGGCAGGCTCGGCTTCTGGTATGGAATTAGCTGGAGATTATCTTACTATCTCAAGCAATGTTGTAAAAAATTGTGCGTCTAATGGTATTGTAATAACTGATGCAAACCATTTTATTATTTCAAACAATAATGTCTACTCCTGCTATGATGGGCTTGGGATACTTGCAATTACCAAAAACATTGCAAACGGGATAGTTACAGGAAATAGAATCTATAATAATACCACTTATGGCATATATATTCAACGAAGTGGTTCCTATACCATCAACTCAATAAATGTTACAGGAAACGATTTAACAAATGCTGGATTATCTGCTATTTGGGGTACTTCTGGGGGAGCAACTTGGGGAACAAATTGTGTAAGAGCTAATAATCTTGGTACTACTACAGAATCCGGCACATTTTGTTCTCACACAACTTTATCAAATGTTGGTAGTCTCACCCATACTGTAATTGATAGTTATTTAAATCAAGCAGTTAAAACAACATCAGATGTAACTCATAATATACTTACTCTAACTAACGCTTTATATCTTACCGATTCTTCTAATATTGTTAAATATAATTCTGATGATAATAGAATCCAATTTCTTATTGATGGTGGTTCTGTAGGTTCATATAAAGATCCTACCAGTGATAACTTTACTGGATTTAGCATGAAGTATAAACCGGCTGGTCAAGCAGCTAAAGGAAACTGGATTGAAATTGGTGCGGCAGATAGTGGCGGATCGGGATATAGAATGTTAAGGGTACCAAATTAACTTAGGAGGAAATTTATGGATGAAGATTCCCAAAACTATGATGTTTTAGGCGGAATAGGAAATGAAGATGATACTCCAAACCCTATCGGAGTCAAGCCGATCACACGAAAGAAACTGAGCGAAATAGTTGTCCTGAAACTTCAAAACGCAGGACTTTCAATTCAGCTCCTTCAGATGCAGGCGGGTCAGGTTATGTCCGAAAGAGATAAGGTTCTTAACGAAGAACTCCAAAGACTCGATTGCAACACCTTAGAATGGAGACTTGATCAAAATACTTGGGAATTTATAAAAAAGGAGGCTTAAATGGCTTACTCATCAAACTGGAATGAAACAGCTCCTCCTGGAACTGAAGCTAGATCTCTCGGAGATGATAGAATCAAAGAATTAAAAACTCAACTTCGAGAGAGATTAGCTACTGAACACTCTTCAATTAATGGAAGTGGAGGAGCTACTTATCTAATGCACGAGTGGGTGGTAGTTTCTAAATCAGCTAACTACGAAGCCACTTTAAACGATCATGTTATTTTAGTTACTACCTCAACGTCTGAAATAACTATAACCCTTCCAAATGCAACAACTTGTGAGGGTAAGCCATATAAAATTAAGAAAGTAGACTCTGGAAATGGTAAAATAATCCTTGATGGGTATAGTACTCAAACCATAGATGGAGATCAAACTTTAGATATAACTCCTCAATATGGATTTGTAGATATAATATCTAATGGAACTAATTGGGTCATAATCTCAACAAACTGCAACTTTGATTGGGATAAAGTTTGGAGCGATGCAGTTCATGATCATAGCTCTGATGCTGAAGGTGGAATTTCTGTAAACTTGAAGTTCTTAGCCACCCCTACTAATAAAGTTAGCTGGACAGATGTTGCTGACTGGACAGATGTAGATATTAGCTCAGACACCGGAGGTGATACAGCTAAAGCTGCTTTGTTAGCTGTTGAGCTCGATTTTGTTGCAACTAATGGTGGTGGATCTTGTGTATTAACTGGACTTTTTAGAAAAAATGGATCTTCTCATACTTCTAGCCTTCCTCGAATTAGTGGTAGAGCCCTCTGGACATCTGGAGTCTATTCACATGAAAACTATTGCTCTGGTATGTTCATAGTTGAATGTGACGGGTCGGAGATATTTGAAGTTAAACTTCAAGCAGATGCTGGAACTCCTTCGTCTACCACATTTAAAGTTGATTTAATAGGATACCTTATATGAGAGCTAAAGATTACCAATCAGGTTATGATATAAAAGAGTTAATCTCAAAAATTAAAACTCCCAAAAACGATTCAATAACTATAGGTCCTCCTATATTAGGCGTTAATTATCGACTAAAACCAAGTGATATAGAAAATAATGAATCTCCTTTTTGCCGTAATGCTAGGATAACTAGAAACTATATCGAACCAAGACCCGGGTTAACTCTTATCTATAATGGTTTCGACTCAAATATTATGTATATTAGAGAATTCATTGTATCAACAGGAGAGTTATACCTAATCATCATAACAGCTAAGTCTCTATATTATTCTCTAAATCTCACAAATTTTTATAGACTTCCTTGGTATTACTCAACAGGAACTGTAACTACTGAAGTATCTTCTCCCACAGTTACTGGTAGTGGAACTAGTTGGTTAGCTAATACTAGAATCGGAGATAAATTCAAATGTGATTTAGACGCCGGATGGAAGACTATCTTAAGCGTGGATTCTAATACTCAAATAACATTGAGTGAAGATTACGGAGTTGATAGGTCTGATGCTAATTATAAAATAGATAGATACTTTGGAGGAGATATAAATAACCAATTCTGGGGATTAACTATAGCTGACTTAGATTACTTTGTTTTCTCCCAAGGTATAGACCCAGTTTTATACATAAACTCAGCTATGTCTCAAATTAGTAGACTAAGTCCTGATTGTGAGGCAGCTACTTTTGGAGCTCTCTTTGCTGATAGACTAATTATAGCAGGAATACCTGATAAGTCGTATAGACTAAAATGGTGTGTTAGGGGTGATTATACTAATTGGACTGGGACTGGAAGCGGATTCAAAGATTGGACTGAAGATTCTCAAGGAATAACTGGATTGAGTGTATTCTCAGGAATCCTTGTTGTTTATAAATCCTACTCCATCTCTCACGTTAACGAGACAGGCAGGGCTGATAATCCTTTTAGTTTCAAAACACGAGTTCCTGGTATAGGGTTATACTATCCTGGAGTATTCTTCAGTATTGGAGACCTAGACGTTATAGGAGGTTCTGATAATTTTTATACTTACGATACCAATAATGTTAAGTCAATAGGCGATAATATTAAAGATAAGTTTCTCAAATTAATTGATCCTAATTACTCTCATGTAGCCCACTCTCTCGTTGCCGAAGAGTTCGGAGAATCTCAACTCTTCTTCCCATCAGCTGACAACTCTTCTCCTAACCTCTGCTGGGTTTATAACTACGAAATGGATATATATAGCGGCGAATGGGATATGGCTGCTACTGCTTCTGGTTATGCCACTCAGCAAACAACTGAATCTTGGAATGATGCTCAGGGAGACTGGGATAGTGATACTGAAATTTGGGACTCAGCTGTAGTATTAGCTAATACTCCTCTTAATATGATAGCTAACGGAGTTAATCTTTACAAACAAGATCCGACAGTTCTTAACGACAACGGAGAGGATTTTATCTTCGAATGGTGGAGTAAGGAATTTATTTCTCAGAGTAACCGAATCGAGGGTGTGAGTGTTTATAGAGTAATTGTAAGTTACTATTGTAACGTAGCCTCAACCCTTAGGTGCTCTCTTTCAGGAAATGGAGGAAAGAGTTTTGAAGATGAAGTCTTAATAACCTTAGAGCACTCCGAGCCATATAAATTGAACTACGCCTTTTTTGATTTTATAAATACTTTCGAAACTCTTATAGTCAGATTCCGATGTATAGATGGAGGTAGATTTCAAATAACTCGAGTTAGAATAGAACCTATACCCTCAGGAGAGATCATACCTTAATGGGATTATTATCTCACGAAATAACTTTACCAGTAGTTCCAGATAAGTTTGAGAAATTTGAGGATTTAGTTGATTATCTAAATGACTTAAACCAAGCTATTAGCAACTCAGTTTCTGAGTTACAAGAAGAATTTAATGGAAAGATAGAGATAGTTAATTTACTAGCCAAAGAACTCTCTATATCTGATACAGGAAGTGCTAATACCGAATTTACTGTTTCTCACAAAATAGGTATAGTTCCTAGTTACTATATCTGGAATATAGACAAAGCAGGAATAGTCTACGACTCAAGGAGGTCCTCATGGACAACGGAGGAGATATATCTGAAGTGCTCAGTAGCGAACGCAGCATTGAAGATACTCATCCCATTTTAGAAAATTACCCTTTACCCAGCAACTGGACTCCTTTAATTTGCTCTTGGGATAACTTAATAATGGTCTGGGAGAAGCTCTCTCAATTCCCGATACTATTTTCTGACGATGTTAGAGGAGATCTTCAAGCTTTTATTAAAGAAATGACAGATAAGAGTTCAGTTATATTTTTAACAGGAGATTATGGAATTTGCGAGATTCGTAACATAGTTCCCTTCCGAGACTGTGATGTTCATCTTGCTTTTTGGGATAGAAGATTTAAAGGAAGAGACCCCGAGTGTAAGCAAGTCCTCAAATGGATTTTTAATACTCTCAAAGTTCATAGAATTACTATATCCATAGTTGGAATAGCTTACTATACAATCAACTTTGTTAAGTCCCTCGGCTTTAAACGAGAAGGTGTAATTAGAGAAAGTTTTCCTTATAGAGGAAAACTCTTAGACGTTCACATATTTGGGATTTTGGAGTCTGAAGCTATGGAGGATAAAAATGGGAAAACAAAAAACTAGTAAAAGTTATAATGCCCCAGGATTTGCAAGCCAAGCAGCACCAGTAGCTGAAAAAGCCAGAGACTGGTTTATGCAAGAGGGTTTTGAAGAATCTCCTTTCTATTCTGATCTCTCTAGAATGTATTCTAATACCCTTGGAAGCATGGGAGATAGGTTTGAGCTTCCTCCTTGGATAAGTCAGACTCTTGAAGAAGCTGCCACTACGGGGCTTAAAACTATGACTCCTTTAGAACAAACTCCTTATTATCAAGCAGTTATGCCTGAGTATCAAAGAAGAATATCTGAAGATATTATCCCTCAGTTTAGGGAGAACTTTGGAGTAACTGGAGGACTAAGATCAAGCGATTATGCTGAGTCAGCTTCAAGAGGAGCTTCTCAAGCTATGGGCGATATGATTATGCAAGCTGCGATGCAAGCTTATCAGGCTGAAGAAGCTGCCAAAGCTCGACAGCTTCAAGGAGCTATGGGAGGGTTACAAGCTACTGGAATTCCTTATGATATAATGCTTAAATCTATCGCAGGAGCAGCAGGATTGTCTCAAGAGCAGTTACCTTACTTAAACGAGGTTCTCCAGTTCCTGGGTCTCTCTGCTGGTCAAATGGGGAAGAGTTCTGGATATGTTTCAGGAGGACAACAGGCTGGACAATCAGCTAATGCTGGAATGGGAGCTGCAGGTCAGGCTTGTTGCTTTATATTCATCGAAGGCGAAGGAGAACTTACTCAAGTTGTTAGAGAATATAGAGATGAGCACTTTGGACATGATAGTTATGTAGCTGATGGTTATAGGGCTATGGCTAAAGTCTTAGTCCCAATTATGAGAAGAAGTAACTTAGTTAAAAACATAATCAAGTATATTATGACTAAACCTTTGACTAAAGTAGCTGAAAACTACTACGAGTTAAATTCTTATGGTTATATATTTAAACCATTAGCTCACTTCTGGACAGGAGTTTGGAGTTTAATTGGAAGAACTAAGGAGGCTATCAATGGGAATTCTCCAAGACATTATACGTTATCAGATTCAAAAACGTAAAGAGCAAGAGCAAAATTTAGCTTCCTATGCTGGCCAAGAAGGATGGGGAGAAGCTGAAAAACAATTTGGGACTAAGAAGATGCTAGACCTTTATCAAGGCCTATTTGGTAAAGGTATGATGCCTCCTCAGAGAACTATTCATGAAGTATCTGGAGATCCAGGACCTTCATATGAGTTTGAAGGTATGGAAGCTCAAGGAATAAAACCTCCTAGCTACACTACATCCCAAAGAACAGAAAGAATTTGGCCTCAACCAAGTTCAGAACAAATGGTGGAGAGAGGAACTAAGGAACAACTAGGTCAACCAGGAGTTCTACAAGGTTTTATTAGGAGTAAACTCGAAGGAGGAACTCCTTGGGAAAGAATACAAGCTAAACTACAACAAAGTAAAGATAAAATGATGGCTATTAAAAGTTTAATAACTAGCGGAATTAGTGTTGTTACTCCCGAAGGAAATCGTCCTATAACTAGTCCTGAAGCTAAGCTTTGGGTTGATGAACTACTTGAAAGAAGAGAACCTCCCTTTGATATTAGTCCTCCAGCTACCGAGGTCAATAAGTTACAACTTCAATTAGCTTTATCACCTTTTTTAGATCCTTTATATGGACAAGATTATGCCACATTATCACAAGGAGATAAACTAATAGCAAATAAAGCTTTTGCTCTTGGACTTGCTCAAATATATGAAGGTAAATTTCAACCAGCTCAATTTAAAGCCGAGCCTCAAGGGCCTCCAGAAACTAGAACAACCCCTGACCCTTTAGATCCTAATAATAAAGAACTAGTTCAAACTTACGATAAAACAGGAAAGTTACTCAGCTCTGTATCTAGAACTAGATTTAAAGATGAAAGCTCTACTGCCAGATCTTTTACCCAAAAGCAATACGAAGATCAAATTGATGGAGAGTTGAGTAAAATTTTTCTTGACGAAGCTGAAGCTAACTATAAAAAAATGCTTCAATCTAAAAATATACCTGTAGATAAAATGGACACACTTAGAGACTTAATGTTAGTTATGGGCGGAAAAGACCCAATGAATGCTCAGAGGATTTATGCAGATACTATTTACAAGTATCTACCCCCCGAACAAAAGAAGCGCTTCGACAGAATTAGAGAGCAAGCTTCTAAAAAATGGACTTCAGGTCAAGTCCAGTATGTTCCTAGTATAATGAGAGAAATCCTCGAGACTGAGGAAACTTTAAAAGCCCCTTCAGCTAAGCCTCCTACGATGAAAGATTTTATTGAAGGAGCTAGACAAAAACCAAGTGAGACTGGTAAACCTCTTCCTAAAACTTACTTTATACCCAAGGGAGATAAAGATAAAATTATTAAACTCATAAAACAAACCAGACTCTCAGGTAGTTCTGCTGCTGATGTTAGAAAAATTCTAACCGACATGGGGTTTGAAACTGCTGAATTTGAGGAGTATCTCAAATGAGAGATATAGAAGCTGAATTTAAAAAAAGACTTGCTGAACAGAAATTAAAAAAAGAGCTAGAAAATATAACTAGAACAGAAAAATTAGCTGAGGAGCCTTCTGAGCAAGCCCAATTTCCCTCCTTGCTATCCCCATCCCAGTCGGTTCCTCAGCCCCAATATTTAAGAGAAGAACCCTCAGGAGGCTTATTTGGGCTTCTCGGTAAATTTGGAGTTAAAGAAAAAACTCCTACACCTACTCGTAGACAAGAAGGAGCTCTTCCTTCTATTGGAGAAATTTATTTAGTAGGAAGTGACCCAAGAAAAAGCTTACCAAGAAATATCCTTGAACTAATGCTTGATCCTACTGAAGTAGCAATGAATGTGTTAACTGGAGGTGTTATAGGAGCTATTAAAGGTGGAGGTAAAGAAATAACAAAAGAAGCTTTAAGATGGGGAAGTTATGGAGGTAGAGACTTATATAAAGGTCTTAAAGAAGGATCAATAGCATTTAAAGAAGCTCTCGGAGCTAAGGCTAAAGAAACTCTAATTCCTGCAGAAAGAGCTATGCCAATAACTGCTGAAGAAACAAGTAAACTAATGTCAATAGCTCCTGGAACTAAAGTTGCAGCCGAAACTGCCCAAGAAACTGTTGAGAAGCTTAATAAACTCGATCCTAAATACAAAGCCCCTTGGGGAGGACGCTTTGAGCCACGTGAGTTTGATCGCTTAAGCGATGCTGAGAGAAGACAAATCATACTCGATAGAGCCAAAGAACTAACACCCAAGACTGAGAAAGAAGTCTTAGGATATACCGAGAAACTACAAAAACAACTCCAGCGTCCTCAGGAAACTATAACTGGGACTAAATCTTGGTATGAGCTAGAATATTCCAAACTTCAAAAAGATAACTCCCAGTTATTATCTAAAGCTAACTCTGACTTAATAACTCCAGATGATAAACTAAGATCTACCAAGCTCACAAAACTCGGAGAATCTGACCTCAACACAGCTTCTATAAACAAAACTCTTGAATCCCAAGAATTCGATATTGTTAAGTTATCTCAAAAACTAAAGAATAAGGGCTTCTTAGACCCTAACTTCCCTGATACTAAGGACTTTAGACGAGCTTACAGATTCCTCCAACTCCCAAGCGATATAAGTAAATCCTTCCCTAAATTCAAGCCCATATACGAAACCGCTAGAGAGTTCGAAGCTAACAAAGGAGCTCTTATCCAAAAATATTATGAAACTACCAAATCCTACTTCGACCTCATATCTCCTGCTGATAGAGCAGCTGTTGATAAAGCTCTTTCCCTCGGAGATAAACTAAAAGCAACTCTTGATGATTCTATATTAACCAAGCTTAATATGACCCCTAAGCAAATAGGAGCCTATAAAGACATAAGAAGGGGCTTATCTATGGTTAAAGACGATTTAGCCCAATCTATGCAAAAAATAGGTGTTCCTCAAGATAAAATTGATGAGTTCGTTAGAGGAATCGAAGGGTATGTTCCTCATAAGTGGTATGGCAAGTATGGGGTTATAGTTCAAGAAAAACATTTGACTTGGCCCACCGTTCAAGGTGAGCGTGTAACGGGGCTTCCTAAGGAGAGATCTAAAACTATTTATCTTTCAGCCTTTGAAAATGAGAAGAGAGCTAAAGCTGAAGTAATTAGATTGCAAGAACTCTATCCTGATAAGATAGTTAAACAAATTAAACGAGACGTAATTCCAGAGTATGCTAAAGAAGACATTGCTCCTTATGCTATAGAGTCCCTTATAGATAGAGCAGTAAATAGAGCCAAAATAGACCCAGACCTAGCCCACGGTTTAGCTCAGACTCTCCATAATATGAACTTATCTAAAGGTATGGGAGCTCACTTCATCCGCCGTAAGTGGACACCTGGATATATTGAGAACTTCGAACGCCCTTTGGCTGAGTACTTCACCGGTATGTCTAGTTACTTATCCAAAATAGACGCCCTTCATAATTTCTCTGCGGGGTATAAAGCTATCGACAAAACAGCACAACCGAGCTTAAGAAAATATGCCTCTGAATATATAGATTCTATCTTCGATCCTAAAATGAGCTCCACGGTTACTGCTATTAAAACTCTCTTATTCCACTATCACTTAGGTCTTAATCTCAAAAGTGCTTTAGTTAATAGCTCTCAAAATTTTATCTCTGGCTACCCCACTCTTAGTAAATATACCAATAATGCTCTCCCTAAAATGATCAAAGCTATGTTCGACACAGCTACTAAGAACTTATCTCCTGACGAAGTTGAAATGCTAAGGTATGCTTATCAAAATAGGTTACTCGAGTCTAGATTATTACCTGAAGTTACCGGCGTCAAAGATCCCTTCCTTAGATCTATGCAAACTCCTGTTGGTAAGAAACTAATGGATGCTTCAGATATCTCGAGCTACATGTTTGATTATGTTGAGTCCAACATAAATAGGACTTCTCATTATTTAGCAAGCTATAGAGCCCTCAGAGATAAAGGTAGAGGAGGAGCTCCTGGAAGTACTCCTGAATTAGCTAAACAAGCAGCTGATATGATGCTAGAAGCTCACTATGTCTATGGCCCCGCTGATCGTCCAGTAGCTGCCCGTGGGTGGATATCTCCTATTATGACTTTTAGACTATTCGGGCTTAACTACGCCACCATGCTAAAGAATTTTGCTAAAGAAGGCGAATACGGAGCTCTTGCTCGTTCTTTGGGAGCTATAACCGCTATAGCAGGAGCCGCTGGGTGGCCAGGAGCAGAAGTCCTCGAAGATGTCTATATGCACTTTACTGGAGACTCAATTAAGGAACAAACTCGAAATTATTTAAAAGGAATTACCACCTCTATATTCCCCTCAGAATGGAGCGACAGGTTTGCGTTGGCAGCTACTGACGGATGGCCGGCTGTAGGAGGCTTAAATTTTAGTGGCAGTATTGGAATGGGAGATATTATTCCTATGGATTTAACTGGTGCTCTAGGAGTCCTAGCAGGTCGCTCAGAGGGGTTAGCTAAAGCTTACAAACTAGCCACCCTTGGAGATCTTCCTAGAGCCTCTGAAAATATTCTTCCTCAAGCTATAAGCTCTCCTCTAACAGCCCTACGAGCCCATAAAGGGTTAACTACCACAACAGGTCAAGAAGTCATAGATCCTAAGACACTTTCTCAGGTTAAACTCAGCCTCCCAGGAGCTATCCTTCGAGGCGTAGGCATCCAACCTACAGAGTATACTGAAGCTCAAAGAAGATTACAACTTACTAATGTTAGAAGAGAGCGTGCCAAAGAAATAGGACTCTCTAAAGCTGAGAAAGCTGCTTATATGATAAATACTGGGGATATAGGAAAAGGAGTAAAGATCCTAACTGAACTTGGAACTACTGACCCCTACGCTTTTATGTGGGCTAGAAATGCTCTTCCTAACTTTATAGGTCCTAAAGTTAGTCCTGTTATTCAAGATTATATTCAAAGAACTCTCTACGACTCGGGGAAATTTCCTAATATGCCTTAAGAGATTAATATGGCTACTTTATTTGAACAACCAGAGAGCGCTAATTTATTAGGTAATATACTTAAATCTATAATTGAGACTAAACCTGAGGAAGTTCCTCGATATGGTGGCTACTCAGGAGCACCAGATTACTTTGTTCAATCAGATCCATTCTTAGATCCCCAACTCTTAGTTGGTGTTCTCAAAGCAGTTACAGCTATACCCTTAGCTTTAACTAAACACGAATTTGGTAAACAAGTAACAAAGTTTCTTGGAAAACAAGAAGGTGAAATATCTAAAAGAGGAGGAAGAAAGTTAATTAGTGGTATAGGAGGAGTTAAAGATACTAAATCTATACCTAGAGCTGAAAGAGGATGGGAGGATGAAAAAGGTATTAAAGCAGCCCTTCAATCAAAGTATGAGCCAAGAACATACAGTAAAAAATCTACAATGTATCTAACCAAAAAGGGTGATCCTTATTCAGCTGGGCATGAATTAGGAGAGGAGATGTTTTTTCTTGTGAATAAAAGAGATAAAGAATTAGCAGAGAAGGTTTTTCATAAGTTTGATAAATCAAACCCTGAAAGCATTAAAATGTTAGAAAATTACTTTGATAGCCCTATATATACTACAAGAGAACTATTTTCTCATGGATATTCTGCTTACTTACATAATGATCCTATTTTTAAAGATTTACCTATTTTTTTACAATATCTAATAAAAAAGTATCATAAGTTATCCAATTAAGTCCTCTTATAATAACTCCTCATAGGATCCTTTCCACTTAGCTTATCTATTACCCAAAGCATAAATACAATGAGGCTAAAAATAAAAACTATCCAAGCCATAGATGTTATAAGCCATTTAATAAAGTACTCCATATCTTTCTCCTCTCCTCTTAAAACTCATCTCCTTCGCTCTCCAATAAGGACAGTCTCTCGGAGACAAACAAAAACTCGGAGTTGAAAATTTACAAAATGTCTTCTTCAACTCACACCAAGTTCTAGCCCTCTTCATCTGTTGGCTTATTAACTTTTCTCTCATATCTCACCCTTTTTACACTACTTATATTAAAATGATACTTTAACGCCAGCTCCTTAAGCGGCGTGGTATAAAGCTCTTTCTCACTTATCTCCCAAAGCTTCCCCTTCCTCAAACTCCCATCTATCCTCCTCCCATAAGTTCCTCTTCCTCTCAAGCTAACTCCCAACTTATGTAGTCTCTGAACTATATGAGTCGAACTAACTTTGAGCTTCTCACTTATTTGATTCGAAGTCAAACCCGAGATATAATATAACCTCAAAATACTCTCAGCCCCATCTTTACAACATAACTTAGAACACCTAGGTCTGCCAGGAGTTCCCATTTGTCCTCCGTTTGTGGATGTTATTATAACATTTTTTCATATGTCCCAACATCACGAGGATCACATATAAACGGTTTTTTCTGAAAATACATATCCCAATATGGACATCATTAAAATAATCGTTCCTGACGCATCAAGTGAATGGATCATTATGGATTCAACATATCAATTTGATACTTTGACTCCATAATCATCCACAATATCACCTTCCAACCTCCTTAGCCAACACATAGATTTTCTTCCCACTCTTAGTAACCTTAATCCTCACCTTCCCCGTCTCAACCAGCAACTCAATAACCTTATTAAACCCTTCCTTATCCCCTACCCAGTACCAACTCTTATTCATCAACCTCGAATGTTCTATCTCTCCCCCTTCCTCAACTATATATCTATAAATCCTCTCATATCCCTTAGCTCCCACACTATCTCCAATCCCACAATAGGCTAAACTCATATAACCTTTAACTTTATCCAGCACTATTATCGCCTCTTTTAATCTCTCCACACTTATAACATCCGAGTTAAACAGATCTCCATATGAAGCCGATAGTAGCATGGCTATCTTAATCAAATGATCATGCTCTCGTTCATAAAAACTAGCAAACCTCTCATCCTTAACCTCGTCCCTATCTAAGTACCAACTATCATAAAAGTTTATAGCCTCAGGAGTAAAATATAATTCCCTCTTAACTTCTCTTAATTTAACTAAGAACTCAATCAAATCATTTTCTAACTTCTTCTTCTGATCTAGCTTCTTCTTATCTATTCTTAGTCCAGGCTCCCTCCTAGGAGTCTTATCTTGACAAACTATAATTATCCTCGCTAAGAACCCCGAATTCATAACTGATGTTGGCAACTCAGAAAACCAAGCTGGTATAGTCCCCCCTATGATATTCAAGCAAACATTATACAAATTATCTGTCCCTTGTGAGGCCGTCGAATATTCCCACTTATCTGGCGCATCATATAGTCTAGTAAGCAAAGCAAACAATCCTGTTAAAATAGCCTCTTTCCCTAAAAATACTTCTAACTCCTCGCTCCATATAGTTAGCTTACTCTCCCCCTCAGCTCTTCCCTCAACTACAATTATCTGATCAGCCAAAGCCTGAGTTAAAGCCCTCTTAGTTATCGCCTCTACATATACCTTAACTCCTGTTTCCCTTAGTATCCTATAAGCCATCCCCAGAGCCCCTCCCTTTCTACACTTACCCGAAGGAGCCACAAGTATCATATAAATATTAGGAAATAACTTCGCATTAGGATCGTAGGACTTTCTAACAAAAACATTCCTCCCAAGCACCGAAGCAATAACTCCTAAGCCACTCCAATAATGAAACAGCTCTGGCGACTCTTGGTCTTTAGTATACTCAAGATAGTTATTTATCCAACTGAATCCCCTCTTCATCTGCCCTCCTATATAGCACCCTCTTTCTTATAGCTTCTGCATCGTAGTCAACTAAATCACAATACCACTCAAACGAACCAAATGAGTTCTTCTTAGACTCCAACCAAGTTCTAGCCCTATCCTTCTTGATATTTAACCTATTCCTTACACATCTATCCTTAGTATTCTCCAACTTAATATTCAAGTCCTCAACCGCATTAAGTATTATAGCATCCAATAATCTCTTCTCTCCACAATCTATCACTTAACTTCCTCCATCTCCCCCCAAGACTTTCCCCTCTTAACCTCAACTGGTATTCTAATTAAGTCCCCTCCACAGATAAAAGGAAGTTCGAAATTCTCTTTAATCAACTTAACTCCCCACTCTAAATCATTCTCTCTTAATTGCCACAACAAACTATCATGCCCTTGATGTAATAACTGAATCCTTGGTTCTCCCATATAAAATATCTGGATCATACTCCTATTAACGTCATCTACTAAATCACTCTGCCCCAAAAATGCAACAGCTTCTCTACCTAAAGCTCCTATCTTCACACTCCCATCTTTCTCATACTCAGCTCTCTCAAAGAACATTCTTCTTCTCCCAAAAGAATTAATCAGTCTTCTGGTCTTGTAAACTTCTCTTATAACCCTATCTTGCCATAACTTAATCTTAGGATACGTTCTAAAATATTTTTCTCTAGCTTCATCATCTTCTGTTATTACTTTTTTAGCTTTAACCGCCCCTAATAAATAATTCCACCCATGAGTTCTCGACTTAGCGTACTTTCTATCTTTACCTAAATTCTTAGCATTAAACTCATGAACGTCTTCTCCTCTTTTAAAAGCTTCTTTTAACTTTTCTTCTCCAGCTAACCAAGCTACTATCATCGCCTCCCCTTGTTTCTTATCTGCTTCTACTAATACCATCCCCTCATCCGCCACAAACATTTTTCTAACACTCTCTGGAATATTCTGAAGATGAGTCCCTTTTCCTGTCTCGTCCTCGTGAGAGCTTAGCCTCCCAGTTTCAACTAAACTAAACGAAGTATAAACCCTCCCATCCTCTACTTCTCCCTCCACGAAGCTTGATAGCAAAGTCTCTATATGTCTTAGCTCTATTATATTATCTAATATCTCAACTCCCATTAGCTCCCTCCTCAAACCCCTCAATGTAAGTATCCTCATATTCCAAGCTATCTGCCCTTATATACCAACATTTATCTTCTGTAACTATACTTAATCCACCTTCTTCACCAAACTTATGTATATGCACCTCAGCCTTATCTGGGATCTTTCTAAGTAACTTTCTCAGCTTACCAACTCTAATCATATCTTGTTCTTCAACTTAATCAATGCTTCCTTACCTGTCGTCAAAGTGCCTGTCTTCCTATTATATTGCTTAGGCAACTTCAAATCCTCATAAAGTAACTTAGCCAGCTGCTTAGGAGACCTCACATTTACTCCTTTAAAGCTCCTTTCTAATTCCTCTTTCCTTTGAGTTAACTCCTTCTTAATCTCTTCTCTCCTCTCCAAATCCACTCTAATCCCCCTCATTTGTAACTTAAGCAAAACAGGGAGCAACTTCATAACATAACCAAAAAAGAAATCCTCCATTTTAAGTTGCTTCAACTCCTCCTCCAACCTTAACATAACCTCAAACGTAACTGCAGAGTCCTTCGCATTATAGCTCCAAAGCTGCCTCGTAATACTCACATCCTTCCAATACTTTCTCTCATCCTTGTAATAAGGCTCCTTTGTATATATCGAAGCCAACATATCCAAGCCCTTAGGAATCTCCGCATAGCAGGTCTGATGAGCCCACATAGTATCCATATACACCTCAAAATACCCCACTCTAGGCACCAACCACATCATATCAAACAAGGCATTCTGAGCCACAAACAGCTTCTTACTCTGAAACAACTCCTCCAACCATCCCCAAACCAGCATCTCCTCCCCTTCAGACCAATAACTCTTATATCCATTTCTAAAAGGAATTGAAATAGCCCAATCAGGACTGGAACTAAAGCTCACACAACTCATATTCCCATCTTTATCCACCTCGATATCGAAGGCTATTTTCTCCCTCTTATCCTTAATAAGATGCCTAATTATATCCTGAGTCTCAATTAAACTCGGCTCTATCATCAAGTTTCTAACAGGAACCTTAATCAAAGGACTCTCCATCTCAGATCTTACCTTCTTAACATCCAACGATAATAAGGGTCTCCATTTATATTGTCTAAGTATCGCCGCTGGATGAATCGAAGGAATCACCTTAAGCCCCTCAATCATTGAGCTCTCTAGAATAGAGCCCCTCCATTTCATTATTCCCTTTTCCTTACACAGCGTCTCTAACGGCAAACTTCCGAGGGCCAAAACTAAATTGGGCCTAACTTTCTCCAACTCATTTCGGAGGGCAGGGAGAAAGTCAGAGATCATTAGGCCCAATTCTTTAAGTCTCAATATTTTATCCTGAGGAGGTTTAACTTTAACAACATTAGTAACATAAGCCTCCTCCCTTACCACCCCAGCCTGTTTAAGCACCGAATCCAAAAGCATCCCAGCCCCTCCTACGAAGGGCCTCTTTTGTCTCTCTTCCTCAGCCCCAAGAGCTTCTCCTACTATCATCAGCTTAGCCCCTTTAGGACCTTCTCCTTCCACATAAGTTAGTCTCTTACTTAAACAGACATCTTTAATACTCATAGTTATTCCTCTCCTTCTTCTTCTTCCTCTTCCTCTTCTACTTCCCCTCTCCCTCCACACTCCTCACATTCTACCTCTATCTCACTCCCACACTTATCACACTCCTCAGTATAATACCCCTCCCCCTCACAGTTAGTACACTTCTTACTCATCTCTCTCACCTCCCTCCTTATAAATCCTCGACTTAATCAAAGTCACATAATCCTTTATCTTCTCTATCAACACCGCCCTCCGTTGTCTCTTAAGTGCAGCTACTCCCGTAGTCCCACTCCCGGCAAAAGGATCTAACACCAACTCCCCAGGCAAACTCGATTGCTCTATAAACTCTTCTAACAACTCCACTGACGCCTCCGCTGGGTGCTTCTTCCCCTCAGGGACTGGATAACTAAAGACATTCCCATTCTCTGTCCCCATTTTAAGTGCTCTTCTCCCTTTAGAACAAAAGAAAATAGGCTGATACCTAGGTTGATATCTAAACCTAGCATCCACAGTAAATCCTCCTTTATTCTTAACCCAAACCAGTGGTATAGGATCCACATAGTCGAAGCTCTTTCTCAACTCCTCATAATACCACCCTATTGTATGAGCCTTAACAGGAAAGAACATATAGAAATGAGTATTAACCCTGAGCAACCTAGCCACCTCCACAATAGAGGCCTGATACAACTTAAACATCTCATCCTCTTTATCATCATACTTATCATAGCTCGAATCAAAGGTCATATTATCTAATCCTACACCAAAAGGAGGATCACTAATACAAAGATCAAAACTCTCTGAGCTCATATTCTTCATAACCTCCAAGCAATCTCCTTCTATCACCTTTATAAGCTCTTCTCTCCTCTCTAACTTAAACTCCTTCTCAGCCTTCCTCACGAACTCCTCTCTTATCATCCTTCCTTTCTCATTCCTTAGCATCTTCAACGCATCTGATTTATTTTTACACTTCTCTAACTCTGGCATAACCTCAAGGGCCTTAGCAAGCAGTATATCTCTCTTAGTTACTACAGCTGGCTCTCCTATAGCCTGAGCCGTATCCTCCAAGCTCCACCCCTCAGGATTAAACCTATCCGCATAACCATAAATTCGCCTTTTTAAAATATCTAACTCAAGCTTATATTTAACTTCTTCTTGCCATTCAAGCTGTTTCCTGCAAATGTTTTCTTCTAATTCTATCTCTCTCTTTTCATATTCATTTAAGTTATCTTTTAGCTTAAACTCTATTTCTTCAAGCTTCAACAACTTGTGGCATTCTATCCTCCTCCCACCAGATACAAGAATATTTTTTTCATCTAATATTATAGGATGAAGTAAGCCATATTTTTTTATGGAATAGGCTAGATCATCTATACTTCCGATATGTCTTCTTTTACCTCTATCTTCGGGAATTATTATTTTAGCTATCTCGATCATAGGCATAATATTTTTCCTCAACTCTCATTTTATAATCAGGACTAAATATAAAAAAGAGAGAGGAACTAACTCAGTCCCTCTCTCTCCCAACTTATGCGTTAGAAGCCCTTCTAGCTTTGATAAAAGCAATCAAATCATCTTCTGTTAAATCCCCAGCCTGAAGAGCCTCCTTAACCGCCTTTTGAGTCCCCTTAGGAAAGATACTCGGCTTTCCTTTGTGCTCCTTATACCCAGCTCTTGCAGCTATCTTCATCTGATTCCTCACATAAGTAAGGGCCTTCTCCGCTCCAGGAATCACATCTAACTCTCCAAACTCTGTAGGTAGCTCCAACTCAAACTCCGCCACCAGTTCCCCCTTAGCATCCTTTGCTGTTACTTTTACAACTTCGCTCATTAGAATTACCTCCTTTTATTTAATATTTGACTAAAACTTTCCCCAGAGCTATTACACTTCTCACACTCTGGACTCCAGTCTCTTCTAAACATCTGACCCTTCCACATACGGAGCTGCCAGACCATACCACAACACCTCCATTCCATAAAGTGAGGAAACTTAGCTCCTCCTATTCCTCTTTTTAACTCACTAATCATACTGCACTCACCGCATCAATGTTGGTGTACTTCCTCCCAGCATCCGTAACTCCTACACTGAGTGAAAGTTTAACCAACTTTCCAATAGCCTCGTCAGGATTAACACTTTTTCCTGCCCTGCTAACTCTAGCAGCTTCCAAAAATCCCTTGAGCACATATTTTCCTCTTCCTATAGTAGGAGTCCTATAAATCAAGGTCTTCCCACTATACTTAACGTTCTCAATTATGGTAAGCTGCCACTCAATCTGAGGAGTCCCCTTGTTCTTAGAAACTGATGTGTCCCAACTCGTAATTTGAGCCTTAACACTCTCAGCCTCAATCACAGGAAACATCTCCTCCCTTCTTCTCTCTTCTTCTTGATCATACTCTTCCCATGATTCATCCATCTCAATTAGTGCCATTATCTTTCTCACCTCCTTTCAAATATTCATCCTTGAAATTAAGTTGGTAAACTCAGCCATTTCAGGATATTTCTTGAGCATATCAAGAGCCTGATTGACCTTGGCTAATTCATGCTCAAACTCCGCCTTTGCCCTTAATAGCTTCTCCTCAAGGGAAGGCCTTCCTTTTCCAAGAACTTCTCCAATAGCCGTTTCTCTTCCAGCATCATAAATTGGCACCTTTCTCACCTCCTTTCTCCACGAGAATTTTCTCACTAACTCTTAATTTCACCACCTCCTCCCATCCCTCATAAAGGGAGCAAGCTAAAGGAATTAGACCCTCTTCAGTTACCTCAACTATCCACTCAGAGCTTCCCCCTCCATAAGGATATTCTCCTACATAAGTAACTCCAACTTTATAAAACTCATCAACTAACTGACTCACCCAATTAATTAAAGCTAACTTACCTTCGAGTAATATTACTTTATTTTTATCTCTTACTAAAATTATTTCACTCATTCCTTACCTAGTGGGTTCGTTCATTTTAGATAATGAATGAATTAGGTGTATTAAATAGAAAAATATGCTATGCAGCACCCCATCATTTCCTCTTTCCCATTCTTCCGCATGGTGCATACCATCCGGCCCTGTCCACTCGATTTTTAGGTTTGTCTCCATCTCATCCTCTTTTTCTAACCTATCAATCAACTGGTGAAATTTGACCCCTAATCCGTAGGTAGCACCCATATGTCCAAATTCTTTTTCAAACTCATCTATTAGGCCATGGCTCGCAATAACCCTAATAAAGGCTGCACAGGCTTCACGCATTTCCTTCATTATGGCAATATCTGTTTTCTTCATCTCATTCTCCTTTACCTGTCATTCACATCCTTGTGCTTTAACTATATCCATATGTTCAGCACAAATTTTGTGCATTCGGCAGATGTGGCCTTCAACATTCTTTAACGTAACCTTATTTCCCCAAAGTTTTCTGCCACACCACCAACAAAGCAGAATCTTCGTTCTTCTCATCTCATTCTCCTTTCACACCATCTTTATTTTAAATAAAAGGTTTTCCATTGAGACATGTTAAAAAAGTTAGAATAATATTCCTTACTATCAAAAATTAATTTCCAATCTTTCCACTTTATAGTACCATTTATGTTAATCCTGTACGCTTTTACTTTAAACGTTTTAGCCCCCAACTCCCTTGCTAATTGCAAGGTAAACGGGAAACATTTTAGTTTATTATCATCTAATATCTTAAACCCATGTTCCAATATCTCTACTACCTCATTCTTGCTTTTTTCTTTGCCCATAATCATCTTTAATCTTCCTGAATGTATAAAACTGTGGCAGTAGTGGCAAAGTGGTTCGATAGATTCTATTTTGCAAACTCCAGTTTTATAATCTATTTTCCAGTATTCGTGAGCCTCTAACCATTGATACTTCTTTGCTTCAGTTTTGTGTATGCTACAAGCTATACAATGATAATCAGTCGAAGCATAAACTTCTTTTCTTTTTTCATCCCACCAAACATCCCCCATAATTGTTCTCGGTGATATACCATGTAAAGGTTTTGGTATATTAGGATGGGTTAAAATTTCTGGTTTTAGTTTTAACATTCCATCCTCCTTTGTGGCTCAGGCTTTCATTATGGATGAAGAGGAGTTCAAACACCTAAGACTACGGCCTGAGCCACATTTTATGCTGTGTTATGTTGCCCTTCTATTCCAAGCCTTAATTGCTTCATCCTTCGTATAATAGGTTAAACAAGATGTGCAATCAGATTTTGTGCAATTAATGAACCAAATATCATTGTCTATTTTAATGCTGTGAATTTTTCTGAGTATTGGTTTGCCGCCACAGAATGGGCAACATAATAATTCATTCGTCTTTTTCATAATTCACCTCTATTATAACGGCAGGTGCAGGATGTACCGTGAGTAAATCCCTGCTTGTGACACGCCTTTATCGCCTCACGGTTAGGTACCCACCTTGTTGTTATAATTGTTCTACGCTACGGATTTTGGATTTAAAATCACCCTGTATAATGGTATGTAATTTGAATGTAGCTCTTTCCTCACTTTCACCATAAATTATTACGTCAAATATTTCAGACGGATGCCTTGATACGATGAAAATAAATTTGAATAGATTCTTTTTCATAATTTTTCCTCTTCTTTCGATTGTCTGGTTTTACCTCTCCATGCAATGAAGGCGCAAAGACTCCAATCTTCGACTCCGTATTCAGTTTGTCTGGCTAACACCTCAAGAACTTCCAGACGAACCTTTGCGGATGGAAACCTTATTTGTTTCAAGGCTTTGGATACATCTTCAGGAGTTATATAGGTTCTTCCATGTTTTTCTGTCTGCACATACAAGGAACCATTCTACATTCCTTGCATGGCAGAATATCTCTAACAACTTCTTCATCCAAATACGCCTCAAAATCTCTGTCTATTGCCTCATCTGCATATTCTCCCATCTCATCCTCCTTTATTTAAGAGTGGATGGTCAATAGTAGCAACGTTGCAGTTGTTCATACTGGCATTATCGCTTTATTGACCATCCACTCACTTCCCCCGTAACTAAAATCCCACTGCAGTTAATTTTGTATTCCACTCAATACAGTCGCCATCCTCAAACGATAATCGCCCTTGTGGGCATTCATTGGCTATTTGGTCAGCTACCTTGATTAATAAGGTCGCAACGCTATCGAGACTTAAGACCTCTGCTTCAATGGATACTGTAAACTTCATAGCATTCATCTCATTTCACCTCCCCCAAATCACGTAATAGATAGTCCACAATATCAGATGATGTTATCACTTAGTTGAAAAGTTGCAATTTGAAACAGTACAATTTTTAACTTCATATGATCCCGCAAGCATTTCCAAAGCTTTCTTTTTTATATCGTCTCCCCCTGGAGAATTTATGATTTGCAATATTGCCTTTGTTAAATCTGGAAGAACCTTTTTTACTTGGTCTACATCTGCTCCAATATGAATCGCAGTCCTTTTATTATTTGGCATATATTTAACCTCCTTAGAATTAGAATTGTGATAACAAGCAGCCATATTCTATGACATGCGGTAACACGTGAGACATTGACCGCCCACTTACTTCCCCCAAATCACATAGTATATCGTCCACAATATCAGAACTACTATCAGTCCCAAGACTACATCCTTAACCGTTGCTACTTCTTGTAATCCTGTCTCAGCTATCACTTCAACTCCACCCCACAAGTCTTAGCATACCCCACAAAATTCGCCTCTACCTCTATAGCTATCTTCTCATCATTATAAAGCCTCGACTTCGCATAATACATCCCATCATTCTTCACAAGCCACATAGCTTTCCACTTTCCATCCTTTGAGTCCTGTTTCTCCCTTGAGTTATACACCTCATCAAACCAAAGAGGAAACTTATCTTGTAACTGCCCTCTCGCATAAGGTACTCTCCAAAGCTGACCAGTTAACTCACTCTTAGTAACATCCTCATGACATATAACCACAAGATGCCTCCCTGTTCCAAGCACCTTCATCAACTCATTCTGCACCAGCATTTTCTCCTTATTATAATCCGGCAGAGTTATCCCCTCATCCTTCCCTCCTCGTATTTGGTGAGCATTAAGAAACGCTATATGAGCTAAGCATAAATCAGCTATCGTAGTTAAAGTATCCCACACTAGTACCCTATATTCAGGATGAGCTATAAAATACTCATTCGCCTTCTTCACCTTTTCCCATCCCTCTGGTATAGTTCCTTTCTCCAGCCTATCAGGAGGAATCTCAATATAATCTATTCCCTCTACTCCCCTATTAACTAATTCCCCTTGATCCGTATCTACCACTAATATCGGCTTAGGCAACGTCCTTAGAGCCCACGTCTTTCGAGTCCCCGTAGGCCCATAAATACACGCCTTAAACTGATACCCTTTCTCCAAATTAATCTCGCTCGTCTTTTTTATCTCTATCTCTCCCATCCAAGTTCTCCTCTCTTTTATTTAACTTACTCGCATAAAGATCAAACAGCACTCCATTCAGCGCATTAATAATATCCTTAATCCCCACACTCTCCCCATATTGCATTATGTACTTAACCAAACAATTTCTCATCTCATGATAGTGCATAAGCTACCCTCCTTATTTCTTCATACATACCCAATAACTAGATGTAGACTCCTTGAGAACTGGAATACATCCTTCTATTGGCTCTGAGGGAGACACCTTAATCATTATATTTCTATAATAACTCTTAAAATAAAACTCTAACTTACTCGAAAATCCTTCCATCTCTTTGGTAAAGTTTTCCAGTTCTGTACCAAGCTTAGTAAGCAAAATACCTATAAATGCCCTTGCCTCATCAACCGAGTTGAAACTGATCTCAAACGAGCTGCTGTTAGTATATATCGCTGGTCTGTCATCTCCAAAGGTCTCATCAATAACCTTTGCAATCTCTACCCTCGTATGAAGATCTCTCCTCAAATTCATAATCTGTTCTTCTCTCCACTTTATAGTATCTTCAAAATCTTTTTCAACAGTCTCCACTAATGTTTCCATACCATTTCCCTCCTTTTTTATTTTATTCCTCCCAACTCTTCCACTTATCCTTCTTATAAAACGTAGCTGCCATACTCTCGAAAGTCTCCTCATTCGACTTACAAAGTGGCAAATACTCACACCCATGAAAACTTGGACAACTGTGAGTCCTCTTAGCCCAATATCCCTCTCTCTCACTCTCCAATATCCTCCTAGCCGTTTTTAAAACTCCTTTTTTAAACTCCTCAAAGTCCTCTTCATTAAACTTAACATTATCCCTCACCAACTCCACTCTCTCCCCTCCTACCTCAACTTTCTTCCTCACCTTAGTCCCTATAAGGTCTAAAAAAAATGTAGGATTAACTCCCATGAGTTCTTTAACCCCTAGAGCATATCCTACAAATTGATTATTGGGCTTAACTATCGTAAACTGACTTCCCACATACTTACTCGTCTTCCAATCTACCAAGCATATCTCCGAGTCCCACTCCCCAATCCTATCAATTCTCATCTTATAAACTACCTCTAACTCCCCCTCTGAAATAACCACAGAGTGTCCTATCTCTAACTTCAACGTCTTAATATAATCCTCCCTCCAACGCTTGAAGTACTCATCTAAAATAATTATCCCATTCCCAGGACTCCTCTCGTCATCCTTCTCATCAAACCATTTGGCATACTCCTCAGCAAAAGCCCTCAAACATTCATCTCTTGATTTCCCTAAATAAAACGCCTCCACCCCTTTATGTATCGCTATCCCAAAATAAGGAGCCATACTCTGGGGCTCAAGAGGAACCAAATCCAAAACGTGCCTTAAGTAGTACTTCCTCTCACACGAATCGAAGCATACTCTACTCGTGTTATCTAACTCCAACATACTTATATTCCCTCCTCTCTCAACACTCTAGCATCTTCCTTTTCCCCCTGAGTTTCCAACTTCTTCCCATAATACTTAATCGCCTGCGAGATCAAAAAAGTCATATCTCCTCTATGAAGACAAAACTTCTTCAACCTTTGCAGATCCTCTTCCTCCACCTTAATATGTATATCACGACTAGCCATTTAACTTATCACCTCCTTTCTTTCTTCTTCCTCCTTTAAAGGCACCCCACACCTAGACACCTTCGGCCTATATCCACACCTAGAACAAACTATCTTCCCCTTCTTCCAATCTTCCCAAAGTTTCCAAACCTTATTACATTTAGAACAAGCAAATTGCAACTTTATATTACCTCCACAAATGGACTCAGAATATCAATTTGATCTCCTGACTCCACAATTATCCACATAATTCACTTTAATCACAGCCATAAGTATGATTCCTATTATGCCTCCAACTAAGAATCCTAATACTCCTCCAACAATAAGTCCTAATTCAAACTCGCTCATAGAACCTCCTTTAACGAAGACATTTAAAACAAATTGGCTTACCTGGTGTCACTTTGACATACTTAACAACTATCTTCCCTTTTTTGTTTAAATCGAAATAAAACGGATGCTTTTTCCACTCCCTATATAAATTAGGGCATCCTCGCAATATACATTCCAAGTTAAACGGAGTTTCAACGACACCTGTTTCTCCACTTGCCATAAGACCTCCTTTAGTGCCGTTTTTATCTGGAACGGCAAAACCCTGCCATTATTAGTTTAAACGTGAGAACGGCTAAACTCACGGCTCTTTAGGTGGGGCATGATGACGTAACGGATACATCATGACGTGCTTAAAGACTCGGCATCACCAAGGCATTGGCTTGCCATTAAAAGTGATGATTGCTGGGTACTGGGTCATTCCCCTGTCTTTCCGTTCCTTTTCGTGCCACATACTACAGCCACCCACCGTTTCCTAAATCTCTAAACCCAATTCATTGGCAATCCCCCCAGTCAATAGCTATCTTCCTTTTGTGCCACAGCCAAATAAGTAAACAACTCCTTGATCTCTTCTTTCATACCTTCCTCCTCTCCCTCAACATCCTAACCAACGCCTCTTGATCCTCCTGTGTTAAATCTTTGAGCAACGAACTCACATTATCTCTCCTCCTCACCACTTTCTCTTTCTCTGACGGCAACGTAGCCCTCATAGCTCTTTCTCTTTTAACTTCCTCTTTCAACTCCTCCTTAGACATCCTCTTAAACATCTCTCCCCAAAATTCCTTATCTGCACTCTTAACCAAAAATACCTCTAACTCCCTAAAACTCATAGGAATACTTTCCCTAGACTTAATATAAGCACAATTAACAAACTCCTTCCCAACTGAAATAACACTAGCCAAATACCCTCTTGGAGTCCTAACTATATCATCCTCTTTTAACATACCTAATCTGTTTTGTCCTCCTTTTCAAGAAACAAATAATCTCTAACAACTTCATAAATTTTACCTTTGCTTGTAATAAAAGGTTGTTTACTTACAAAACTTAACTTAAGTGTTTCTTCTACCCAATCATCATCTCCATCATAAATAAGTATCCTTTTTACTATAGCCATTTTAGCCTCCAATAGTCTTAACAATCATGTAAATAATAACTACCCAAACTACCACAACCAACATTATCCAGATAAACTCCTTATTCATCTTTCTCTTCCTCACTTTTCTCATAATACTTCTTTATCTCTAACTTCCTAGGAAACCTAGCCTCCTCAGCTTTTAACTTCTCATCAAACACAAAAGGTAACCCCTTCACTACCCATCCTTCTATTATCTCCACCTCACTCTTCCTCCTCCTTTCTAAACATAACTCCCTCTCCACAATCTATAACATCATGGCTCCTTATAATTCCTAAGTACTTCTTAGCATACCTCTTACAGCTCTCCTCATCAAAATAAGTAGATGCTCTCATAAAATTAAATAGACTAACCTCTAAGTCTATAACTATTGTAAACTTTACCTTACTCATTCTAACTCACCTCCTTCTCAACCACCTTACTTACCCTCTTAAACCAATTCAATGCATTAAACCTAGCTCCTCTCTCATAACAACATAGGAACTTTCTACAAAAAAACTCCGAGGACTCATAAAGATAAACTCTTGAGTTCACTCGGAGTTTTATTAAACTTGGATATTTATAGCTTAGGAGAACTAGTTGTTTATTCAACTATCTCACCCTCACCACTTTCCCCTCAACCACATCAACCGAAGCATACCACTTATGAGCCTCTGGATAATGAGGACCTTCTACATAAGCCTTCCCCGTATAACTTGATTGGTCCTCTGTTGGATGAAATATACCCCCTGGTTGAAATATAGTTACAATCTCCCCTCTTTTTACCGCTTCCTTTAACTGTTTTTTAGTTTTAAAATTAAATCTCGTATACATGTCTGCCCTCCTTGTAGTTAGATTTTGGTCTATTATGGAACATTCAATTCATGACATTATTAGAAGAATTAATTGTTTATTCAACTGCTTTATCGATTTTTATAGCAAAAATTAACGCAGGTGCGTCATCTATACAAGCACCATATATATTGTAATAGTTTCCATCACTATCATAAACTATAACCTCATCATCACCTGCTCCACTAAACAACGATAATTCATCTATTAATTCTTTAACTTTCATCTTAGCCCTCCCTTCTTTCTCCGATGTTCTGTTGGAGTGTCAATATTTGGATTAAATTGGATTTACAATGACATATATGTATGCAATCGGAATGCCATAAAATAAAAAATAATTCATCAATAAAATCAATGGGTTATGATGACTGACAAAATGTCAAACGTACAAATTGTATAATTTTCGACCCCCTAACCCAACAAAACCCCATAACATATTGAAATCATTAACAAATCCCAATGCCCATTTTTATACATATGCCCATTTCAACACCTAACAAAACTCTTTCTACTCCCTCCTACCAATCTCTTCAATAATATCTTCTACCCTCTCCTTATGTGATCTAAAAACCACATAATTTATTCCAGCACCAACCAGCACCTCTCTAACTCTATTCTGAACATAACTTAATCTCCCCAACTTTCCAGTCTTAATCTCAAGAAACCAAACTTTATTATTCTTAACCAACAACAAATCAGGCCAACCACTACTAAAAACTTCAATCTTATTCTTCTTACACTCTTTTTTAACTCTAAACACAGCCTCTCTATGAGGAGTCATTTTATAACTCCTTATTCTCTTCCCCTTAATATCGCTCTTACTAACATATAAATCTTTCCACTTACCAGCCACCTTAGTTTCCCCTCTCTCTTCGTAACTCCCTCTTAACCTCTCCATCTTCTCCTTAAACTCTCCATAACTTTCAGTCTCCATCACTTCATTCTCCTTCTCTCTAACATTCTTTGAGTTCATAGTTTTAGCTCCTTTCTGTGGATTTATTTGGACGATTAAATTTTAACACATTTGATTAAATTTGTCAAGAGCCTATATAACATGTTGATTTTATTAATGAATTTAATGTAAAAAATTAAATTTTGAAACAAAATTTTTAACATAAATTCATTAATAAAATCAACATGTTATGTTATCCTTAAATCTTAATTCTGAACCCTGTCTCTCTGTCTTTCTCTACATCCATAACCAGTCATATAATCACATATAAGTAGCCATACGTAGCTATAAGTGTAATAGATAGTAGTATATGTATTATAATAAAAAAAATATATTTCTATATATATGGCTACTCTTGTACCTCCATATACATCCATCTCCATAGCGACAGACAAATATATAACGGGATTCAGAATGATGGATTAAGGAATTGTAATATATTGATTTTATTCATGAATTTATGTTAAAATATTTACATTTAAAAATTATAAAAATCATAATAAAATCAATACGTTATCCATATCATTTTCAAACATAATCTGAACCTCCACAACAACATCTAACCTCCTCCTCTCTTTCTTACCTCAACCCTAAGTTATTACTCAGTTCAAATTCATCCTGCGAGATGTTCAAAATTGTAATTAGGTATGCAAATTTTATCGAGTGCTCAAAACAAAATAATTGATGTTGTTTTTTCATCTCATGATAACATATTGATATTATTAAATAAAATCAATAAATGTCCATGTGAGGTCTAAAATCATACAATTTATAGCTATGAAATAATTACATAGGAGCATAACATATTGAAATGATTAATAAAAAATTTTTTTATCTTTGGCATTTGGATTGCATATAAAATAATCATGTTCTTTAAAAATTGAATAAGGACATTTTGTCAATCGAGTGCTCGATAAAATGACAAAATGTCGAATTTATCGCAAAACCGATAAATTCGGAAAAATCTAAAAAATCGGAGGGTAAAAAATGAAAAAGATCACATTGGAAAAAAACGAAATGATTAAAGGTGTAAAACAATTTGTTGGATCTCGTGAAATTGACGAGCCCGAAACATGGAACGAATTTGTTGAATTAATCAACGTTGAAAAACTCAACGCCATGGCTGATTGGAAAAGCGGTCGCCGTGTCAGGATTCAACGTGAAATCGCAGGTTCAACATCTCAATCGGAAAGATTGAATAAGATTGCCCGTAACGAGGGATTCGATTCATTCGATGAAATGATAAAAGCTGCAAAAGGTGAATAAACGGAATAAATGGAATAAACCGTAAAATTGGAAAATTCAAAAAAATGTGGAGGTGTCAAATGAGAATTGACATTCAAAAATTTAAATCAGTTGGATATATAATTGAAACCGATGGAAAAACGTTCATTGATATTTTTCCGAAAGATGGAAAAAATTATTTCCAAATGTTTCATGATGAATTTAAATTGCCCCGTATGTATGCTTATGATATGGAAGAGCGATTGCATATGTATCAAATTATAGCATTAATGATTGAATAACAAATTCACACAATCGGAGCTATGAAACATTTTCCGAAAAAATTTTCATAGCTCCATTTTTTTAGATTACTTTGTGAAATCTTTTCACAATTACGATCATGATTGTGAAGACGTTTACAAAATATCCTAAGAACAAAATGTCATCCGAGGACAAATTGTCAACAGCATGGGACAAAATATCAATAGGGGGAGGAGGGGGAATTTAGATTCAAAAAAATCACAAAGCCCCCCTTCTATATCTTTAGTACTTTTAAGTAACTCCATATAAGTTCATATAACTCCATATAACTCCACACAAGTTCATAACATGACTCGGAATAAGTCACTATATGTTTGTAAATGTGAGGGTATTATTATGGATAATTTTGGACTCAGGGTATCTTTTTGATATGTTGAATCCGTTTGTGGATTTATGTACTGGCATAAAATATAATTCTTGACAACTGACAACAAATATGTTACAATTTATCCAAGGACTAATTCAACTATGGATGAAAAGTTAGAACTACCCCCAAAGTTAAACCAAGCCGCAAGAATGAAGAGCTTAGGCTTCTCAAATAAAGATATATGTGAGAAGTTAGGCATCTCTGATTCGCATTTAAGTATTCAAAGCAAGTCGCCCCTCTTTATGAGTGTGGTTAAAGAGCTAAGAGAAGAGCTAGATGAGGCTACAAAGGTGGCTCAGAAAGTATTAATAGAGAGTGCTCCCAGAGCGGCTGAGAAGTTGGTAACTATGTTAGAGACAACCGAGCATAATGGGCTCAGGAGGTTGCTAGCTTTGGATATACTCAGAGGTAGCGGGGCTATCAAAAGTGAGAGTTCTAGTCCTCAGATTAATATAACTTTGAGTGAAAACAAGATGAACGTTATTTTAGAAACTATCAACCAAATTAAAGTTAGTGGAGGAAATGGAAGTACTAAGGAACTAGATTAATGCCTCAGAGTATACTTAGAGATATATTTCAAGCTCTCCCTCCTGAATCTCAACAAAGAGTAGTCTCACAATTTTCTGCTTACAAACCCCAAGGATTAGATATGTGGAAGAATTTCTTCTCCTCGCTCTCTAAGACGTATAGAGACCCAGAGCTAGGAGAAAGTGTTTTTCCAGTTTTGCCTAAGCTGAGATATGAAGAAGCAGGTAAAATATTGATGGGATTATTAGGGCAGGATCCTACTATGGGTATGATGAATCCTCTTATGTTCGCAGGCCTGAAGGCTACGAGGTTCGCTACTGCGAGTGATGCAAAGGATGTACTAACTCCTGAAGGAAAAAACTTCTTTATAAAAGAAGTCCAGAATAAATTTAGGGAAACATATCCTGTTGCGAACAAAATTTATGATGAAATTGCAATATTGAGAGGGAAGCCTGCGTTAGAGTCAGATATACTAAAATATGTAAGAGATAATTATGGGAATGAAGGCTATGATTTATTTATACAAGAATTTAGAAAATTAAAAAAACAAATGCCTAATTTAAATTTCCATGATAAGTGGGCTATGACTTTAGAGAATGTTGTAAATAGATATGAGAAAATTGGTGGCAAGGCGATAAAATGAGCAATGACCTTTTAGAAAGAGCCAAAGCTTCTCCTAAGTTCCTAGACGAGTTAAGGGAACTCTCCAAGAAGTCCCTCTATTTTTTATCCAGAGCCATCCTCGGATTTAGCGACCTAACCCCTCACTTACACCAAGAAGTCTGTAACCGAATTCAAGATATGAGTCTTAAGCATCAGCTTGTACTCCTCCCAAGAAAACATTTCAAGAGTACCATCTCCACGATTAGTTTCCCCATTTGGATCCACATCCAAGACTTTATTCCTGAGCTCGAAATGCGAGGGAGTGATGTCAGAATATTGATTGCTAATGAGAGCTCAACTAACGCTGAGCATTTTCTTAATATTATTGAGAATTTATGGGATACTAATGAGTTACTAGGAATCCTGTTTCCTCAATTAATTCCAGATAAGGCTAACAGAAAAAGATGGAACGCTAAAGAAATGTTGCTAAATAGAAAAGCAGTCTGGCCTGAGGCCTCTGTAGAAACAATAGGAGTAGGAGGAGCTGCTCAGAGTAGACACTACGAGATACACATTTTAGATGACCTTATAGGGAAGGAAGCTATGGAGTCAGAAGTAATCATGTCTAAAGCAATAACTTGGTTTGATTACTCGGAATCTCTTAGCGTTAGCCCCATGAGATATGTCTCCAGAGTATTAGGAACTAGGTGGAGCAAAAGAGACATATACCAGCATATAATGGAAAAAGATGCTAAAAAGTTCTCAATCTACTCTCGAGAATGTAGAGAAGAAGGTAAACCTATTTTTCCTGAGTGGTACACCAACGAATATTTTGAGGATCTCCTTCTAAAAAATCCTGCACACTATTTTAGCCAATATTGTAATAATCCTACTGATCCTGCTTCCTGTGATTTCAAAGAGAGTTGGCTCAGATATTATGAGTTTGAGCGAGTAAGAGATAAGCTTTATATACATTTCCAAGGAGACGACAAATTAGTTCCTTTTAGCGAAATAGACATAGTCGCCGCTTTTGATCCCTCGATTGATGAAAAACCTACAGCCTCAAGAAGAGCTATAGTTTTCTGGGGAATGGACTCTAAAGAGAGATGTTTCCTTTTAGACACATATGCCTCGAGAGATACCCTCGATAAAGTTATGGATAGCATCTTCTCAATGCACTCTAAATGGCAACCTCGAGTCTTCGGAGTCGAAGCTGCTGCTCTCCAGAAAATATTCATAATTGTAATTGAGAAAGAATGCAGAATAAGAAAGAAATATATTAGTTGTACTCCCGTTAAGGTTAGCACAAACAGGAGTAAAGATGCTAGAATCAGAGACATTCTCCAGCCTATAGCAAGCGAGGGGAGGATGTTTATAAAGAGGTCTGATATTGAGTTTACTCAAGAGTTCATAGATTTCCCTCAAGGGAGAACTAAGGACATC